GATTGTTCTTGTTAGCGAAAATTTTTCGAATGGTCTACAATACCCTCAAGAGCCGAACTGCCGATGCGTAATGGGGGCGGCGTTTGAAAAGTAAAAATTTATAACCAAAATGGATAAGAAAAAAATTTATAAAAAGAATTTTTCACTTAGGATAAAAAGCGTTGATGAAGAGAAATATATTATAAGGGGTATTTTCTCAACAAGCGACGAAGACAGGCACGGGGAAATAATAGACCAGAAGGGTTGGAATCTTGAAGAGTTCATGAAGAACCCGGTTATCCTGTTCGGACATGATCAATTCACCCCGGCGGTTGGAAAAGCCATTGAGATAACGGTTAACGATGCGGGCGAATTGGCCGGCGCCATACAGTTTGCGGTTCAAGAAGACAAGTCAGGGCTTTCCGAAACGTTGTTTAATCTTTACAAGAACGGTTTTATGAGGGCATTCAGCGTGGGATTCGAGAATCATTTAACCGAGTTCGGCCAGGATAGCGACGTGGTGACGTTAAAAAAGAATACCCTTTATGAGATTTCTTGCGTGAACGTTCCGGCAAACGGCCGCGCATTGGCATATAGCAAGGGAATAAACCTCGAGCCGTTGGAAAAATTCGAGGCGGAAATAAAAGCCAAATTGATGGACGAAATAGAGAAAGAAATCAATATCAGCGGCGAGAGCGTGGAAAAGTTAAGCGAATCCATTGTAAAAAATTTGCAGAAAGAAATATTAAGCGCCGATAGGGCCAAACAAATCATCAAGGTCGAAACTCCATCAGGCCGGGACGGTATGTATTCCGTAAGGGATATAAATAAAGTCGTGAGGCAACTGCTTAAAAAAAAGCAGTCATTAGAAAAAAAACAAATACAAATTAAAATATGAATATTGCAACTTTAATCGCAAAGTTTTTAAAGTCAGGCTTTGTTTCATTGTCCGCGGAGGAAAAAACGTTGTTGCAAGACAATGTTTCTTTAATGTCCCCGGATCAGAAAACAAAGTTTGAAAAGGCCGTGGCGGAAGCCAAAACGGCTGATAAGGGGGGGGAGGACGAAGAAGATGAAAAAGGAGACGAAGAAGATGAAAAAGGAGACGAAGAAGATGAAAAAGGCGTGGATGAGAAAGCATTAAGGGAAATGATTTCAAAAGGCGTCCAGGACGAAATAACATCGAAGGTTAATGTTATCGCCGACCAAATCGTCTCAAAATTCATCTCAGGCGTTAAGACTCAACGCAAGCACGCCATTGACACCGGAAAGTCGGCAGTCGACCCGTCAAGGAATGAAACACGGGAATTCATGAAAGCGTTGCTTTCAAACGACGTGTCCAAGTTGAAAGAATTTAAGGCCAAGACCGCGGTATTCAATGAAAACGCCGATGATGCCCGCGGAGGTTATTTGGTTCCGGATGAATTAAGGGCAGAGGTTCTTAGAATTGCCGAAACCGAGTACGGCATCGCCAGAAAAGAAATGTTATATTTACCTTTCTCGGGTGCAGGCAACGAAAGGAAGATTCCTACGTTGGCATCAGGCATAACCGTAACATGGACAAATGAGGCGGTTAAGAAAACAGGCACCAACCCGACATTCGGTTTGGTAACCCAGACATTGAAGAAATTGGCCGCCATTATTCCTTTTACCGAGGAATTATTGGAGGACAGCGCAATAAACTTGACCCAATTGGTGGCCACTTTGTTTGCGGAAGCCGTGGCCAAAGAAGAAGATATCCAATTCTTCACCGGATCAGGTTCGCCATGGACAGGATTGCTTAACAACGGAAGCGTCAATATCGTTAACATGGGCGCGGGTGACGATATGTCGAACATAACCGCCGATGATTTGCTCGATATGATTGACAAAACACCGGCAGGCGCATTGTCAGGAAGTAAATTCTATTTGCACAGACATGCCTTGAGTTACATCAGAAAATTGAAGGACGTCACAAGCGGGCAGTACATTTACCAGAACCCTGGCAACGGATTGCCGGGAACAATTTGGAACTTCCCGTATGTGTTGGTGGAAGCCTTCCCGGATAAAACCGCGGGAGCAACCCACACGAAAGGTATTGTCGCGTTCGGTAATATGAAGATGGCCGCCGTATTCGGAGACAAGCAACAGATAAGGGCCAAATTGCTTGACCAAGCCACAATTACCGACGGAGACGGAACAACGGTTATCAATCTCGCCGAGCAAGATATGATTGCTTTGAGACTTGAGGAACGCGTTGGTTACGTGATGTCATTGCCTACCGCAATGACAGTATTGAAGACCGGCACATCTTCCTAAAGTCGAATAAGAAGATAACGGCATGGGCGGTTTGCAAAAGCCGCCCATAGGTAAATAAAAAATAAGATAAATTAAAATATGGGATTTGGACTTGGATTTGCGGCGGCAACAGTTGAAATTGACGAGAGGAACGGAGCGGCGGCCGGAACATTGACTCACAACATTACGAATTCAAACATGGGTTCGACCGATGCGGTTAATTTGGACCCGGTGGCCTATCCGTTAACACCCAACACGCGCACATACGCGAAGTATCAACAGATTCACGTCACGGACATCGGGACGTCTTCAAAGATTGATAATTTGAAGGTATGGCGCACCGGAGCGTTGGGAACGGGTGGAACGCACGCGCACGTAACAAACGCAAGGTTAACATCATACGCAGGCGCGGCAACATACGCGCAGCCGGTAAATACGGCCATCACGGGGGCGGACCAAACAATGCCTTCATCGGTTCCGGCAACGGCCAATTTGGGAATAGCCGGTGATTTAACGGCAGGACTTACGGCGGCGGGTTACTCCGATTATTTGATTCATCAGATCACCACCGACGCATCGGCAACGGCGGGGTCAACGTCGACGATGAATTATCAATACGACGAAACAGCATAAAATATGGCAGAACAAAAAGCGCACGTATGCGGAAGATGCAAAGCGGGGTTCGATGACGAGAAAGGTTATCTTGAACATAAGTGTCCGAAGACGGGATTCAAACCTACCGAACTCGCTCATCAAGGCGAAACCGGAAAGAAAGTCGCCGAAGCCGCGCTCGCAAGGGGGGCCGCGAAAAAGGAAGACCCCGTAAAGTAGAAAAATTAAAGCCAATACAATGGCGACATCGCAGGCAATACAATGCCGAAATACCTGCGACGCAAGCCGCGGGTATTTTAATAAAAACAAAAAGTAAAACACCAATGAAATATTTTTTAAAAAAGGACGGAAAGGAAATCGAAGCCGTACCCGAGCGCTGGGTTTGGGGAGTTATTTATAAACCGACTGCGGAAGCGACTGCGGAAGCGGCGAAAAACACGGAAATGCGAGTTGAAAATTTGAAAAAGGAAATGGAGGAAAGAATAAAGGCAGTGGTTGAATCAGGAGGAGGCGAAGACCCAGTCAACAATTTGAAAAAGCATTTTGAGGATTTGATGAACCAGCCGGTCGAAGCGTTCCGGGAGGAAATGCACCAGTTCGGCGAAGACGGCACATTCCACCAATTCAAGGACATTGAACAGGAACAGGTTGAAATGTTCGTCATGTATAAATTCGAGGACATGGGAAAGCGCATTGATTTGATCATTGATAACCCTGAAAAGCAGGTATTCCACTTTTACCGGACCAATATTTTTTCAGCCGGAAAACCGGAAGAAAGGCGAACAAGGACATATTGCTTCGGTTATAAAAACAAAGAGACCGGCGAGCAAAGATACAACTATATTTTGCCGGATGACAGGATAGTGATGAGCGACAAGGATTTGGATATTACAAAATTCAATATTTAACATGAAAATACCATTCACAAAAAATCCGGTTAAAGTTGAAACAATAGACAGGCGGAATTTCACTTATTCGAAAAACGGCATTCAATTGACTTTTGTTTTAAGAATCGACACAAAACAGGAATTAAAAGATTTCAAGGATTTATTATTAAAAGCGACCGAAGATGTGGATAAGGAAATAAACAAATAATTCATGGCACAGGTAAAAATATACTTAACATCAGGAACTTCATGGGCAGGTGTCGCCACCGATGGCGGCAATATTACCGTTGAGTGTATTGGCGGAGGTGGAGGTGGAGGAGGCGTTAGTGTGTTTAATAATGGTGGCGGAGGTGGAGGTGGAGGTGCTTATGCCAAGAAAGTTGTCGCTTATACTTCAGAGAGTTCTGTCAGTGGAATTCAAATCGGCCAAGGAGGCGGAGGCGGTTCTGATGGGACTGATACAATTTGGAATACAAATGTCGTCGTCGCAAAGGCCGGACTTAAGGGTGCAAATGGCGGCGGCGGAGGTGGCGGTGCGGGCGGAACCGCAGCCGCATCAACTGGCGATGTTAAATATAATGGGGGTACGGGAGGGAGTGGAAACAATGCAAATGCATGCGGCGGCGGAGGTGGCGGTGCGGGCGGATTAAATGGCAATGGAACTAATGGTACTAATGGAGCAACCACTAATGCAGGTGGTTCGGGTGATGCGGGTTCCGGCGGTGCGGGTGGATATTGGGATGGTATGGGACACACTTATTATGCAGCTGCTATTGGTACGGAATATGATGCAACGCATGGTTCTGGCGGAGGAGGAGGTGGTGGAAATGGTGAAATAAACGGAGGAAACGGGGCATTATACGGTTCTGGCGGCGGCGGTGCGGGGCATACATCAAAACCGGGTCAAGGAAGTGGCAAAAACGGATTAATAATCATTACTTATAATGAGCCGGTTTCAGCGCCGACAGTTACCACTCAAGCCGTAACCAACAAGGCAAAAACAACCGGAACGGGAAACGGAAATATAACCGCGACAGGCGGCGCAAACGCCACAAGGCGCGGAGTTTGTTATAAAGCGGCATCGTCAGGAGATCCAACAGTCGCCGACAGTGTGGCTTATGATGACGGCAATTTTGGAACCGGAGCATTCACAAAAGCGATAACCGGACTAACGGCCGGCACGGCTTATCGCGTGCGGGCGTATGCGGTAAATTCGGCCGGAACAAGTTACGGCGCGACTGTCGATTATGTGACTACGGCCGAAGTGTCAAAAACCAAATCTTTAAAATATTGCGTAAGGTATGCGGCGGCCGGAAATCCTACAAAGTCACTGAAATATGCAATCAGGATAACTCCAAGCGCCAAGACTAAGGGATTGAGATATGAGATAAAAATTACCCCGAACGCAATAGAAAAATCGATTCAATATGCGGTTAAAATAACATCCGCAGCCAAAGAAAAAGGACTGATTTACACAGTAAAGGGGCCGAAACAAAAAACCAAGTCTTTGAAGTATGTTGTTACGACAGGCCAACCGGCAATCACAAAAGGCATACAATATGCCATTAGACAGGAAAAATCGACTACCAAAGGCTTGATATATGAGGTAAGGGTACAAATACCAAAAACCAAGCAACTCGCATATAACATCAAAATTGAAGGGTTAATCAATAAGTCCCTGAATTATGCCGTAATTAAGCAAAATTCAACCATAAAGTCTTTGCAATATGTGGTTATAAGCACGGTCCAAGTGGCGATTCAAAAATCATTCAAGTACACGGTCAAAACAAACGCGCAAGATTCAAAGCAATTGCAATATGGCGTTAAAATAACTCCGGAAGCAAAGACCAAATCATTAAATTACGAAATTGAATCATCAACCGCAAAGACCAAATCATTAAGTTACAGGGTACTGTTGGAAAAGAGCAAAACCAAATCTTTGCAGTACGGGATAAATGCAGGCCAAAGCGTGGAAAAATCTTTGCAGTATATAGTGGTCAGAAGATTGATCATTGATAACCCGCTTTCATACCGGATAATAAAAACACATTCGGCCGGCAAATCATTGCAATACATAATCGAAGCGACGCATTCCAAAACCAAAGGATTGGTTTATATTGTCGTGCCAGGGAAAGCAAAGACCAAATCATTAAGGTATGTGATAAGGGTTTACCCGTACAAAAAACAATCAACAAATCCATACTCGAAAAAAACTAACCCGTACAAACGGCTTATTCATAATTAAATTAAAAGTGTTATAATAAAAAAAATGGCAAACAAAGACTACACAACAAGGCAAGAGGTTGAAAATTATTTATTAATCACAATCGATGCGAGTTTTTACACCCAGATTGATAATTGGATTGCGGATATCGAGCGTTTCATAGACAGAATGACAGGCCGGAATTTCAAAGCCGATTCAGTTGAAACTGAAAGGGTGTATGACGGAAACGGAACGATTGAGCTTTTGGTTGATGATTTCACCACGATTTCAAAATTGAAAATAGACGATGTTGAGGTTCTGGCGGCTGATTATTATGTTTACCCCGCAAACTCCGAGAGAAAATACAGGTTGAGATTGATAAGCGATTATTTCACAAGCGGGCATCAAAATATAACCGTGACGGCGAAGTGGGGTTATAGCGCCGCGGTTCCGGAAGATGTGAAAATGGCGGCGACTGTATTGGTGGCCGGAATAATAAATTTTTCAAACAACGCCGAGGGCGAAGTGAAGACGATGAGTATAGGAAGATACTCGGTGACTTACAAAGATAAAACCGAATGGATGGACTACGATCGCGCGCTTGATATTTTAAAGGGGTACAGAAAACAAACTTTTTAAACCATGATTGAAGACCAATACAATAAAACCGTTAACGTTCAAAGGTTGGCCGACGGTACCGGAAATGTGGAAGAATACGGCAGCCACATAACAGGTTTAAGTTGTGTGATCCAACCATTGGATGAATCGACGACCGGAGACATTGAGGGCGGATTCGGCAAAGATTGGCTTATGTTTTGCGGCGTTGAAGATATACTTGAAAACGACAAAATAATTGACGGGTCAATCACTTATAAAGTGGTTGGCGTTGAGAGCTTCGAATTTTTGGGCGAACCCAGGCATATGGAAGTCCGCATAAGAAAATACAACGTTTAAAATGGTGGAAATAAAAGTGCAAATGGAGGGACTGAAAGAATTGCAGGAGGCGTTCAGAAAGGCCCCGAAATTAAGCCTTGAGGAAACAAGCAAGGCGGTGCAAAAAACGGTTTTAACATTACAAAAGCAATCAATGAAAGAAGCGCCGGTCAATAAACAATCCGGAGGCGGAAATTTAAGGCAAAATATCCGTTCAAAAATGACATCCAAACTTAGCGGAGTGGTTGAAGCGAAAGCCAATTATTCCATATTTGTCCATGAGGGAACGGCTCCGCACGAAATAAGACCGGTGAACGCAAGAGTGTTGGCTAACAAAAGAACAGGGGAATTTTTCGGCAAGTTGGTGCATCACCCGGGAACGAGGCCTAACCCGTTTTTCATCCGGGCCATAAACGCAAGCAAAAAACAGATAACGGAATTTTTTAATCAAGCGGTGGTTAATGTGTTCAAAATATTCCCAAAGTGATAAAATGAATTTATGGCGACAACATCAAAAGCGATAAGGGATTTAATAGTGACGAAACTTCAAGCGGTGAAGGTGGGAAGCAATAACGCTTTCGGAAGTGTTTTTGATCACGTTGACGCAAACTTTTTGAAATATCCAGTGGCAGTCGTACGTGCGGTCGGAGGCAGGGGAAACGTTATCGACACCCACGCCATTGAGCGGGTTTTTTCTTTCATAGTCGATTTGTATCAGGAACAAAGCGATCCGGGAAAAACAACAAAGGAAGCGAGCGACATTATGATTGAAACGGCCGATGCCGTTTTAACCGCGTTCGATAAGGACAAGGATTTGAGCGGTTCCGTGCAGATAATAAGGGTCATTGAGTTTGATTTTTCATTCAAAGCGGCCGCCGGCGCATTCAATTACGCCACATTCAAGGTCGATGCCGTCGTTATTGTCCCGAATTACAGTTAAGTGATACAATAAATTTATGAGCAAATTCAAAAATATTTCCAATAAAGATTTGACCGTTCCGGGAATTGGTATAATAAAAGCCGGCGACACAATTGAACTTCCCGAGGATTTTCACAACGCAAATTTCATAAGGATTAAGATAGTTGAGGCAAAAGATATAAAAACAAAAGAAGTCGAAAACATAAAAACAAAATAAAACATGTCTAATTTTTTAGCGGATAAATCATATTTGGCGGTTAAGCCGCAATCGGTTGCCGGGACTCCGGTGATACCGACAATTTTCATCGCATTGATAAGCGAAAGCATAAGGGTGAACCCGAACTTCACGGCCGACCGGAGAATGAAAGGCCTTGATTGGAAGTCGGACGAATTATTGAAAGGTTCGAGAAAAATAGAGGGGGATATTTCCATATTCGCCGATCCGGACGCACTCGGCCACTTGCTCAATATGACTTACGCGAAAGGAAGCACTACCGGAGACGCATCGAACGGATATACCCACCCGTTCACTCCAGGTGACGGAAAAAATTATTCATTGGAAATCGCACGCGGAACTTTCGCGCAGAGAATATGGGGGGTAAGGGCTGATAATTTGAAATTGGAATTTCAGGACAATAAAATGGTGGCTACGGTTTCCATTAAAGCGCTTGGTCAGTTTTACACGGTATCGCTTGCGTTAGCGCTTACGGGTGCGGCGCAAACCTCCGCGGTATTATCAACCGATTACGATTTGAGGCCTACGGACGGGCTTGTGGCGGGTGATGTGATTCAGATAAAGGAAACAGCCGGAACAACGGTGAATGTAACTTTATTGACAGTGGACGCGGACGGAAAAACAGTCACTTTCGCATCTACCGCAATCACCGCGGCCGTGGGAAATGCGGTTGCCCTGGTTGCGCAAACCCCGAGTTACGGAACGCAAAGAGAACCTCTTTATTTGGGAAACACCCTCGTCGGTTTTGCGGCAACATCGGCGTTGGCGGACACTGCGGCGGCCACAAAGGCGGCGGCGACACCTTGCTATAACCTTTCAACAAATTTCAAAAACAATTTATTGGACTCGCCGGCAAGCGGATCAACCGGGCCATCGGTTCTTTTGAACCAAGTGAAAGAAGCGGATATCGAAGCCTCGCAGCTTTTCACAGACCCGATACAATACCAGAAATGGATTGAGTACGTTAAGCAGGCCATAACATTCATTTCAACCGGAAGATTCATCAAATCAGACCTCACAACATCGGAAAAATTGACTGTCAAATATCATAAATTGAAACTTATGGCGCACGATGAACCGCTTGACGTGGGTCAATATTTATTTGATAAGCAGAAATTCGAGGCGTTATACGATGCGGACGATGCGAAAACAATCGAGGTAAGTTTAATAAATAGGACAGCCGGCACGGCATACTAAAAATGAAATTATCCGAATTAATAAAAATCAAAGAAGTGAAAATCCCCGATTTGGATATCACGGTTAAAATAAAAAGCGAACTTTCCTGGCTTGAATATCTTGAAGGAATAAAAATAACAGACAGTTCGGAAAGGGGCGTTTATACCATAACCAAGATGATAATTTCATGGGACATAACGGATGATGATGGAAAAACACTCCCGGTAACACCGGAGAACGTCAAGGTGCTACCGACGAGGGTTGCACAGGTTTTGATGAGCGAGTTCAACGAGATGTTTGATGAGAAATTAAAAAAAAAAGCGAACTCGTAAAGAAACTGGTTTTTTTTCTTGAGGGGGTAAGCACGGAGGCGCCGGAACAATACATAAATTATATGCTTTGCAAAGAGATGGGATGGACATATCAGGAACTCATGAGCCAGCCGAGATCGTTCATCGAGGAAATAATCGAAATAATAGGGATAACCAAAAAAATAGAAATTAAAAAGCATGGCGGAAAACGAATCTAACTTAAAAATAAAAGTTGGCGCCGAAGACAAGACCGGCGATGTTTTCAACAAGGTTGGAGAGAAAATGAAAACATTGGAAGCCGGCACGGGTTCGCTTTCTTCATCACTTGCCAAGCTCGGCGTTGCAGGATTGGCCATTTATGCGGTTTATGAAGGTTTTAATTTCTTTAAGGAAGCGGGAACCGCCGCCGCCGAAGACGCGCAAGCAACGCGTCTTTTAAACGCGCAGGTTCAGAATTTGGGCATAACTTATTCTGATGTTTCCGGTAAAATTCAGACTTATATTCAAAGAATGTTCAGCCTCGGCCAAGAGGACAGCGACACCACGCAAGGACTCACGCAATTATTGAGAGTAACGAAAGGGGTTGATGACGCAATGCAATTATCAACGCTCGCCTCTGATTTGGCTGCTTCGGGAATTCATACTTATGCGGAAAATGTGGATATGTTGCAAAAAATACTCCTTGGAAAAGGAGTGCGCGCGCTTACTGAATACGGCATAGCCATAAATGATGACGCCACTATAATTGAACAATTGGCGTCCGTTCAAAAACTTGTTACCAGAACCACGGAGGAAATGGCAACCGACTCGGACGGTCAAATAAAGATAATGCAAACATCGTGGGCGGAATTGAAGGAAAATATGGGACAACTTACCATATGGATGGAGACGGATTTTGCGGTTAAATTCAACGGGGTTATGCAAAGTTTGGCCGGCGGAAGCAAGAACTGGGCCAAATCAGTGGCGGAAAACCTCAACATCGTCGGCTCTTTTTTCAAAAACATATGGGATTTGGCTACCGGAAAAGGACTTGATTACGACGCTTGGGTGAAGGATTTGGCAAAACAACAGGTTCAATTCGACAAGTTATGGAGTAATGTCACAGGCACATCAACCACCGCTAAAAATGGCAAAAAAGAAGCGCTTACTTTTTCGGAACAATTGACCAAGGCATTAAATAACACCGGCACCGCCGCCAAACAGACAGCCGACAAATTGCAAAGCGCATTCACTGATTTTTCCAAAAGCGTTGTTGGGGCATTCAATGACCAGGCAAACGCCATTCAGGATTTACGCACGAGTTTGCGTGATCTTGATGCGGAACTCTCGGACAGTGTTGGAAAATCAAACGAAAAATACAAGCAGGATGTCGTAAATTTGGCCAGAAAATCAAAAGAGCAGATTGTCAAACTTGATGAACAGATAGCGTCCGAAAAACAAAGCATGGGACAGGGTTGGAGGACAAGGATTGCGGAATTCGAGAATCAGAAACAAAAAGAGCAGTCCATAATTGACAAGGCGGCCGGCACGGTGGGAAACATTCAGGCGGAAGCGCAAAAAGATGATTTTATTTTATTGCAGGAAGCGCACGCCAAAGAACTTGCGGAACTGCAATTGCAATTCGATAAAAAGAAAAAGTTGATGGACGATGAAATAAAAGCCCGCGAGGATTATATGAAAAAAGTCCAAGCGTCAGTTTTAGCGCCCGGAGCGTATGAAAAGATAACATCTCAAGGCGCTTCTTTTCTTGGTTCGATTGGCGCGTCAGGAACTCAACAACAATTAATTTTTAATTTTAATGCCGGAGTGGTCGGAGATACAGGCATAAAGAAATTGATAAACGATACGATAGCGGAGTTAAACCGCCAAGCTACGCTTAGAGGAATAGGGGGAAAATAAAATATAATAAAGAACTAAAGTGGCAAATTCAATCAAATTCGATTCAACGGAAATAAGAAACACGACATACGTTCCGCGTTTTGTAAAACACGAGAGCGCAACCGAGCGTGAAATAATAAAATTGGCTCTCGCGCGCGATAACGGTTCGGTTATGGTTTCCGACAGGTACGCGGAAAAAATCATAACTTTGCAAGGCATATTGACCGCCGCCACTCAATCGGCGCTCGAAACAGCGATAGATACGATGAAAGAATTGTTTGGCCGGAAAGAAAAAAATCTCGATATAGACTGGGAAGCATCAACGAGGCGATATGTGGCCACATGCCAAAAATTAGAATTCGACCGCGACCATTTCCATAATAGTTTTGTGCCTTGGACGGCCGAGTTTGTGGTTTTATCAGGAGTTGGAAAGACGACATCGATCACAGCCGAAAAGCACGCGGTAAGTTTAAACGCAAACCCTTATTCATTCTCATCAACTTTTGGAGGTTCGGCTAAGCCAAGGCCAGTGGTTACCTTAGAAATAGGTGCAGGCCATACTTTGCCGCGCGGCATAGAACTTAAAAACACCGACACCGGCGAAAAGATTGTTTATACAAAACAAAGCGGCGTATTGGTGAATGGCGATACGATATTGTTTGATTTCAGTAATAAAAAAGTTACGCGCGAAGCGGTTGAAGAGGGGTTTTATGGATTGTTTCCGAGCCTCATAATCGGTGCAAATGCTTTGCAATTGCAGGTTGGCGACATCATAGACCAATTCTCAACTCCGCCCGTGAGCGTTACGACCGATAGAATGATATTTGGCGATATATGGACGGCTCACAGTTTCGTAGTTCCTTATACTGATAAAAGTTATAGAAAAAATCAATTATATATCAAGAAGACCGGAACGCCGCCAAACGCTTTGCAGGTTAGAATCGAAACGGACAACGGCGGAAAGCCAAGCGGTTCGTTGGTAAGCGCGAACGCTTATGGAACGATTGCGGCGGCCGATGTAGGGACTGACCTTGCGTGGGAAGTTTCAAATATGAACGCGGATATAGAATTGACGGCCGGTACGAGATATTGGCTGTTGGCAAAAATGACGGCCGGAGATGCGAGTAATTGTTTTAATATAGGACTTTTCACAAAAAATTATAATAAAGGGAATATTGCATATAGTAATAACGCCGGTGTCGCGTGGGCGGAATATACAGACCAAAATGTAGGGTTTAGAGTTTGTTATGGCGGATCATCAGATGCCAGCTTAGGGACGATAACCCTCGATGTCGATTATTACAAAGAATTTATTTAATGGAAAAATCAATATCCATAAAAGTATACGACCAAAGCGGGACTTTTTTGAAAGAATGGCCAAACGCCGCTTTTTCAGGTTTCAGCAAGGAAATTAACGGCGGACTCTCGGAGTGTATAATTGAACTGGGTGTGCCGTTTGACTATCAGGGCGTTGAATTAGCCGAGGGAAATGTTGTTGATATAACCATATCGGACAAGCAAGTTCCGGCCGGTAAACGTATTTATTCCGGTTATATTTCTTTGATAGAGCCGCACGTTGAGGGGAATATGGAGGGCGTTACGGTTAATTTACTCGGACATTATACGAAGCTGTCAACGGACTTTTTAAAAAATAACGTTACAACTAAACTTTATTCCGACAGTTCGGCCGGACTCACAACCACAGCATCGGGAAGCGCGGCAGATATAGGTTTGATTATTCGCGGAATAATAGACAGGTATCGCGCCGAAACGGTAAGCCCGAAACTATATTATTCAACAGTGAGTATTCCGTTGGCCGGACAAACCGCTTTATATGCCATTTCGCTTAAAACATACCGCGAGGCTTTCGATAAAATCATTTCAATGTATGGAAGCAATTATTTTTATTATATTGACGAGGACGGCCTTGTTACGGTTAAACAGAAACCGACAGCGCCAACTCACACATTTCAATTCGGCAAACATTTTAGTTCGGTTAAGATTCATAAAAGCCTTGAGAAAGTGAGGAATTTCTTGCTTATATGGAACGGCGAAACGGGGGCGGGAAGTGTTTATAATCACTATCAAGATGACGCTTCGATAAAACAATACGGCCGCCGATCGGAATATATCGAAGATTTTGGCATAGCAGATAATACCTCGGCAGACAAAATCGGCGCGAAATTCATAGCCGAAAATAAAGACCCCGATGTGAAACTTGTTTGTGAATTGATTGACGATAATGTCGATAGTATTAATGGTTATGATGTTGACAGCGTTCAACCCGGAGATTCATGTAGATTTGTAGGATTCAATCAGTCGCTTTCAAGTATTATTAATGATAATATGTTAATAACAAAAGTTGATTATACGTTGGGAAAAATAACACTCACAATTGAAATGAATAAATCGGGGATTGTAAATTGGCAGAATAAAACAGCAAAAGAGGTGAACGATTTAATGTCGCAAGGAATACCGGCGACATATTCATAAAAAAAATGGGAAAAGACACAGCAACAATCGAAAGACCTTGCAAATCGCAAGAAGAGGAAATCCAAGAAATTAAAAATACCCTTAGACATTATGACAAGCAAAGGGGAATTGTGGACACTTTCTGGGAAAATTTCAACAGTTCAAGATGCAAGACGGCGATGCTTATCATTACTGTTATAATAACGATAGTGTTCGGATTATCGATTTTGTTTCAGATACCGAATGAAAATTTAACCGTGATTATGATGGGCGTAGTGGGATTTTGGAGTGGGAGGTCGACAAAAGCGAAAGATGTTAGAATAGAATAATCATGGAATTTAAAAATGGCGCAAATATAGATACAAGGCCGGAATCGGAAAAACTTAAAGACTTCCGGTTCGGCGAAATAGTGAGTGCTACAAATCCGGTAAATTGGATTCAGAAACCAGAAATTGAATGGCGGACATTTCCGATTTACAATCAGAATGGAAGCGGATCGTGCGTGGCGCAAACAATGGCCAAACTTTTAGGCATTATTTATTGGCTTAAAAACAAGGACTACGTTCATTTTTCAGCCACGCATATTTATCAGCGCCGAATCAATAAACCGGCCGGCGGAATGAACGGGGTTGATGCATTCGAGATTGCACGCGCGGGCGTAACGCTTGAGGAACTTACACCGAGCCAAAATATGAATGATGAGGTCATGGATGCGGTGGAAATTCAGCAATATAAGAAAGATGTCGGGGAAATCTTCAAGATAGGCAATTATGTGCAGCCGGCCATAAAATCCATTGATACGATTGCTTCGATAATTCAAACAACCGGAAAAGGCGTAATGGTTTGGTTTTATTTCCAAGCGAATGAATGGACGGGCGAACCGGCCATAAATAACCCTGATTTGGATTTGAACGGTCCGGACACCATAAGGCATTCAGTTGCGGCCGTTGACTTCACGCTTTATGGCGGCAAAAAAGCCTTGATTATCGAGGATTCGTGGGGAGTGAATTACGGGTACAAAGGGCAAAGGGTTATCACCGAGGAATTTTTCAAGGCGCGCAATTGGTTTGCCGCCTATCCGATAAACTTTAAATTTGAAGATCAGGTGCTTCAAATGCCAAAGCCAAAGTATATTTTTAACAAGGATTTGCAGTTCGGACAGAAAAATGACGATATAACGGCGCTTCAAAATATTCTTAAATTCAATGGAATGTTTCCAACGAACGCGGAAAGCACGGGATATTTCGGCGCGATAACCAAAGAGGGGGTTCAAAAATTTCAAATTCAATGGGGGATTGTATCTCCGGAAGATGCCGGATATGGTCGGGTCGGCCCCAAGACAAGAACAATTTTAAATAGATTATTTTCATGACAGATAATAAATACGGAATAGGCGAGGCCGGCTCGATGTTGATCGGCGCGGGGTTGGTTAAACTCGACGCAAACTTAACGCTTGGATTGATATTGGTTGCAGCCGGAACGATTCTTAAAATAGTGGTGGCGGTTTTGCAAAAACAAGGGGTTGACGTACAGGGAGGCGGTCAGGGTTAATTTGTTTTTTGACGCAGGGTAAGTTTATCCAATATTCTTACCCTTCGTGAGTAAATTAATTGCTCAAGGAGGTTCTTTAATATGAAACCATATTGCACGTGTGCGGGCGACCCCACAAAAATCTGTGCGTTTTGCATAGAAAACTCTTCAAAAAGAAGACAAACAAGGGAAGAAACACTCGAAGATTTAAGGAGGTGCGGCAATGGAAGATTGTTTGAAAGATGAACTTCGGCAAAAAGCCGATGAATGGGCAAAAGCCCGAACACAAGAATTTGAGGCTGGAAAAACACCGGCCTCTTTATTTTAAAACCATTTTCGCTTTAAGGCGGATATGGTCTATAATGAAAACGGTGGGAATAGTTGCTTCATGGTGTCTATTTTCATCTTTGTTGTTCAGGCGAAAGCCCCCGTTCTGCGGGGGTTTTTGCTTTAAGAATGATGTGGACAACCCTGTGCATAACATGGGGACAAGTGCGTTCCTGTTGGTGACTTTGTTACCTTTCTGTTGGTGACTTTGTTACCAACACTCTATAACAAGAGAGTACGTCAATATATAAGGGAGTCGGTTTAAGGGTGGATGTGCATAACCTCCTTGCAATGTAGTTATAAATGATTTATAGTTAAGACATGAACAACACAATATTTAAAAACGAAAACGTTGAGGTGACAAAGGGCGAAAAGGACATTTGTTTTTACGACCTTACCGACCGTTTCAACGATACAAAGGGATTCACGAGAAACATTAGGGGTTTGGACAAGGCGGCGCAATTCATTGAAAATTTAAGCAAGGATATGAAGTTAAGCAAAGAGTTGAGATTCAGCGGGGTGGTTGGCATTTTGGACGGATTCAATTTAAAACCGCATACATACTGCGGAATGGATTAAAAAATAAAACAACAACAAAAAACAATATGAATTCAAGAATAAGAATAACCAACCAAGGAAAATTGTATTCGAAAGATAATTTTGCGGCGTATATTAAAAAGACCGGAGAGAACGGTTCAATTGAAAAACATTACATTTCGAAAGAAAAACAAAAAGAAGTCGAGGAAAACGGATTTGCATATATTAACCAACCGCACGAAAGGATTGTTTAATAATTTTAAAAACACCATGAAATTAAACATTAACGACGGAGGAAGGGCGGCGGCCGGTTTCAAAGGGACAACCGGCGACTGCGTAACGAGGGCCATAGCGATCGCATCGGAAAGACCTTATGAAGAAATTTACGAAACAATAAATAATTTATGCGCAGCCGAAAAGCCGCGGAGAAACAAAGCAAGGTCGAGCGCGCGCACCGGAGTTGGAAAAAAGACATATCACAGTTACATTATTTCCCTCGGGTTCAAATGGGTGCCGGTCATGGCGATAGGTAGTGGGTGCAAGGTTCATTTAAAGGCCGAGGAACTTCCAAAGGGACGTTTGATAACAAGACTTTCAAAACACCTTTGCGCGGTAATAGACGGAGTTATAAACGACACATATGACACTTCAAGGGATGAAACGAGGTGCGTATACGGTTATTATTTAAAAGTTTAAACATGAATAAAAACAAACAACAAAATTTAATCGAAGCGGTGGGGGCGGCATTGATAACATTCGCAATGATCGACGTGATAATACTTTTCGCAGGACTCGCCCAGATAGGCATTGAAAACAGATCAGGCGAATGGAGTCCGTTTTTCAGGTGGCAGGCCGAACAGGTGATTGGAATTTTAAAATAAAAAAATCCGGTGCCTGCGTAATACGGCCGCAGGTTAATGAGGGAAACCTTGAGGAAATTGTCGGGGGACAACAACTCAATAACCCGGCAGCCGGAAAATTAAAAATAAATAAAAAAACACCATGGAATTAAAAAATATAAAAATAAGCGAAGTGAATGAATCACCAACAAACACAGAGGGAAGAAACAAAGGCCCGGCGTTCGATGATTTGGTAAAAAGCATAATGGAAAAAGGGATATTGATGCCGGTGCTTGTCAGGGAAAACCCGAAAGGACTTGGTTATGAGGTGATAGCCGGCAACCGAAGATTGGCCGCAGCCAAAGAAGCCGGATTGAAAGAGATCCCGGCTCAAATAGTTTTCATGACAGACATTGAAGCCCGGGAAGCCCAAATCATAGAGAATTTGCAAAGGCAGGACATACACCCGCTTGATGAGGGTGAACAATACCGGAAACTTATCGAGGAATCAAAATACGACACCGCGAGCGTGGCGGTTAAAATAGGAAAGGCGGAATCTTATATAAAACAAAGGTTATTTTTAACCAACCTTGAGGCTAAACCGGCCGAGGCGTACCGAACCGGAAAGATAATTGACGGCCACGCCGTATTGATTGCCAGACTTTCGGCGGGTGATCAAACAAAGGCGTTTAAGGAAATAACGGCCGCTTGGGGCAAGATGACGGTAAAAGAACTCAAAGAATGGATAGAGGAAAACATTTATTCAAATCTTGATAACCAACCTTGGTTAAAAACCAAAGAATCATTGGAAGCGGTTGGAAAGTGCGTTGAGTGCGAACCTTCCCGCGCGAGCCTGTTCGGCGACGTCAAAATTGGCGCGTGTACGGATTTGAAGTGCTGGGCGAGGAAAATGTCCAAGTATGTCGAATACGCCGCAAAAAACCATAAATTCACGAAGGTGTCCGCGGAATACGGCCGCCAAGGAACCAAGGGAATCATAGGTAGGAGCGAGTATACGGTCATCGAAAATAAGAAAGAAAAGTGCCATTCGGAACACAAGGCCATAATTGTAAAAGGCAAAGGATTAGGAAAGTTAATTGATATTTGCTCAAGCCAGAAATGCAAAAAACACTACAACACGCAAAGCGAGTACAATTTGACCCCGGAAGAAACAGCCAAGCGGAAAGAGGAAAACAAAGAAAAAGCGGCCAAAGCCAAGAAGAAAGCGGCCGACGACATAAAGGAATTTCAGGAAACGATTGCGAAGATAAAATATCCGTTAAGTAAAAAACACCTTGACGCATTATTGGATTTCGCTTTTTACAGGTGCGGGATAAGTTTTCAGCATCCGGCCGTGAAATTGCTTGGCGCGGAAATTGTTAAAAAGAAAGAAACGAG